CTTCGTACATCGAATCACCTACAACTGCTCAAAAACTTAAATCAAAAGAATCTGCAAACTTATTAGCTGAAGTTGACTTTTCAGGTATGTCTCTTCCTGCGCTTAAAATTTATTATGAAAGAGAAACTGGTTTACCCGCACCTAAAGATTCTAGACAATTAATTATAGAATTAAAAAGATTAATGAAAGGTCTTGATGAAGACGGTGTTGCTACTTTTTCAACAGGTGGCCGTGTGCACTTAGCAGAAGGATCAGAGAATATTGTAGAGCCATCAAAATCTATGCAGGTAGATACAACTACAAAAGGTTTAGATCTTTTTACAATCGACAACTTTAAAGACAAAGCAGAAATATATGTAGGTGCTTTATACAACGGTGCTTTACCAACTGCAGATATAAAATCTGCACTAAATAAATTTACGCAAAAAGGAATAGACGATGGCACGTTCAGCGCTGACGATGCAATTAAAATTGTACAAGATTTAAAATTTCAATTTCAAGATAGAGCACAGAAACAAAGATTACGTGATGTAATTATTGAAGGCACTGGAACTGTAGAGCGTGAAGATTTTTCTAGTGGCACAAAATTAATGGACGAATATTTAGGTGTACAAAAAGAATATCAAAAAGCAGTAGATGATGGTTTTCAAGGAACCTTCGAAGAATTTTTAAGATACAAATCATCAGGCTCTTTTCAAGACGGTGGGGCTGTTGAGCGTGGACGAATGGGTTTTGCAGATAACCCTTTAAAAAATTTTAACATAACTACGGATTTTCCTTTTGATTTAAATAAACCTTTGGGTAAAACTTATGAGGTAGGTGATAAAAGTATATTAAAAAATTTACAATCTTTTGATAATATAAATCCTAATTTAAGAAAAAACTATATTTCTGAAACAGAATTATCAAAAATATTAAAGGCTCCTGGAAGCACTTTTCAAGATCAAAAATATAAAAATGTAGGTGCTTATAATAAATTATTAAATGTTCTTGGAGAACCTGTTGTAGGTGAAAAAATACCAGGCACGGTTAAAAACGAACTTTATTACGATAAAACTAATCTTACCAAAGATGCCATTAAATTTATAAAAGATCCTAAATCTAGAATTGATTACACCCAAAAAGGAAAAAATATAAAAGGCGCTTTAGTGGTAAACGATGAAAATTTAAAACAATTTTACATAGAAAAATATAATGAAGGATATGGCCCTAAACATATAATGAAACTAATTGACCCAAACAATACATTAGGTGTAAATCAATCAAAATATGGTTCAGCCGTTGCAGAAACTTTAATAGCTAACAATGATTTAATTAAAAGAGATGGAATAAGTAAGGCTCAAGCAGAATACCATAATCAAAAAGTTAAAAACACAGATTTAATCATAGAAAAAATTGGTAAGATTTATGATAAAAATCCTTCTGGAAGTTTAGAAAGAATCGCTCACGTTATCGCTGGAGGAAAGAAAAATTTTGATGGAGCTTCTCCAAGACAACAAACTGAATTTATGACAAAAGCTGGTCTTCGTTCTTATGACTTTTTACAATATTTAAAAGGAGCTAGACCAAGTGTTGATGAAAATACAAATTTAAAAATAAAAAATAAAGATGAAATTCTTAATGTTTTAGAAAACTCTAAACACCCTATTTATGGAATGATAAAAGAAGGAGATGTAAGAAATTTTAAATTTGCTGAACAAGACGCTTTTTTTGGAGACAAGAGAAACACACACCAATACATAAGAAGAGATATAAATAATTTAGTTAATTTACAAGCAAGCAACGTTGGAGCAAAAAATCGTTTTGTAATTGATGAAGGTCCAGGATTAACCACAGCTTTGAAAAATGGTTTACCTATATTAACCAGATTTTCTAATTTACTTAATAAAAATACAAATCAAGCAAAAATAGAATTAGACGTAAAATTAATTAATGCATATCCTGTGGTTACAAATTTAGATACAGGCAAAACTAAATATACGATTACAGAAATGGACGTAGAAAAATCAAAAACACATGGTTATGGATTAACAGAAAAAGATATAGGAAAAGTTATTGATAAAAAAGACCACCCTGCGATTAAAGCATACAATAAATTTTCAAGATCTTTTTCAAAAGCAAATAATGTTAAAACACCTATTTTTGAATTTGGAAATATTGAAAATAAAATAGATTTAAAAGACAGAAAAAAAATTACTGAGGAGGCTGCTAAAGAACTTAAAAAAATGAACAAGACATATGGTTTTTATATGTCAAACATGGGAACAGACTTAAAATTAATAGAACAAAAATTAAAAGATAAACCTCTTAAGAAATCTGATTTTTCTAAAAAAGCAATAGTGTTTAAAAAAATGAGAGACAGTTTACAGGATATATATAATTCAATACCTCTTAAAGGATTAAGAGTGGGTCCTTCAACTGCAGCTGCAGTTTTGGATTATAATTTTTTTACTAATGTAATGGGTGTTCCCTCTGCAGAGGCAGCATTAGGGGCAGCTACATGGTTTACAAAAAATAAAGATGCAGCAAGAAGAATAGGTGATAGTATCATAGCTGTAACTAGTGGAACTCAAACAGTAGATGAATTCATAAAAGCAAATGGTGATTTGTTAACTGAAGTTGCTAAAGCATCTTTTGAATCTATACCAGTATCAAAAGATGATGATGTTATGAGCGAAAGATTAAAAGAAATGGATCAAATGATGGCAGTCCCATTAAAAACAAAAAAAGCAGGAGGAGGATCAGTGTATGGCAAATACGCGGGACAAATCGCAAAGCTACCCTAAGTATTGGCTCCTGCCGCCTGAATCAGGACCCACGCCTCAGGGGTTGAATATTAATTATAATACTGTTAAAACAGTCAAATTGGAGAAAATAAATGGCAGACAAAATAGACAAGTCCTTGACGCAAGGTCCAAGAGGCAGCGTTAGTATTCCCGGTGAAGAAGAGATTACAGAAGCAGTAGAAACTTCTGTTGAAGCACAGGAACAAGCACCAGGACCAGTAGAAGTAACAGAACAAGAAGATGGATCAGTAGAAGTAGATTTTGATCCAAACGCAGCATCACCAGAAGGTGGTGACGAGCATTACGCAAACTTAGCAGAATTTTTACCAGACGAAGTATTAGATGAATTAGGATCGGACTTAACAGGTAAGTATCAAGACTACAACGCATCAAGAAAAGATTGGGAACAAAGTTATACAAAAGGTTTAGACTTACTTGGTTTCAAATACGACATGCGAACAGAACCGTTTCAAGGAGCTTCAGGTGCAACTCACCCAGTTCTTGCAGAGGCAGTCACACAGTTTCAAGCATTAGCTTATAAAGAATTATTACCAGCAAACGGACCGGTGCGAACACAAGTTGTTGGTGCACCTAATCAAGAAAAAGCACAACAAGCAGAACGTGTCAAAGATTATATGAATTACGAGCTCATGGAAAAAATGGAAGACTATGAGCCAGAATTTGACTCAATGCTCTTTTATCTTCCTCTAGCAGGTTCAGCGTTTAAAAAAATTTATTACGATGAACTTGAACAAAGAGCAATGTCAAAGTTCGTACCTGCAGATGATTTGATTGTCCCGTACTCAGCTACCTCATTAGAAGATGCGGAGGCAGTCATTCACCGGGTCAAGATGTCAAAGAACGATTTACGAAAACAACAGATTGGTGGTTTCTATTTAGATATAGAATTAGGTACACCAGGTTACGAAGAAAACGATGTTGAGAAAAAAGAAAGAGAACTTGAAGGTCAAAGAAAATCTAAAGACGATGACATTTATACTTTGTTAGAGTGTCATGTTAATTTAGATCTTGAAGGTTTTGAACACACTGATGATCAAGGTGAGCCATCAGGAATTAAAATTCCATACATCGTAACTGTAGAGTTAGCGACAAGAAAAGTTTTATCGATTAGAAGAAATTACGAAATTGGAGATCCGAACAAAAACAAAATAGATTACTTCGTTCATTTTAAATTTTTACCTGGACTAGGTTTCTATGGCTTCGGTCTCATCCATATGATTGGTGGTCTGTCTAGAACTGCAACAGCAGCTCTTCGTCAATTATTGGATGCGGGTACGCTCTCCAACCTACCCGCAGGATTTAAAATGCGTGGCATCAGAATCAGAGATGATGCACAGTCTATACAACCTGGTGAGTTTAGAGATGTAGATGCTCCTGGTGGTAACTTAAAAGATTCGTTTATGATGTTGCCATTTAAAGAACCATCTGCAACGTTATTAAACTTAATGGGTATTGTAGTACAGGCTGGTCAAAGATTTGCATCGATCGCAGATTTACAAGTGGGCGATGGCAATCAACAAGCTGCTGTTGGTACAACGGTTGCTTTGTTGGAGCGAGGATCAAGAACGATGTCAGCTATACACAAAAGAATTTATTCATCTCTTAAAAAAGAATTCAAATTATTAGCAAGAGTTTTCAAGTTATATCTACCGCCGGAATATCCGTACGACGTAGTTGGGGGTCAAAGGATGATTAAACAACAAGACTTTGATGATCGGGTAGATATTGTGCCAGTTGCTGATCCCAACATCTTTTCACAGACTCAGCGTATTTCCCTCGCGCAAACGGAGTTGCAACTGGCAACGTCAAATCCACAGATGCATAATATGTACAACGCATACAGAAATATGTACGAAGCGTTAGGTGTAAAAGATATTGATCAACTATTGATGAAACCACAACCACCAACGCCATTAGATCCAAGTATGGAAAACATCATGGCACTATCAGGAAAACCTTTTCAAGCGTTTCCTGGTCAAGATCATAGAGCACACATAACTTCGCATTTAAATTTTATGGCAACAAATATTGCTAGAAATAATCCAATGGTTACAGCTGCTATGGAAAAAAATATTTTTGAACACATTTCATTGATGGCTCAAGAACAGATCGAGTTAGAATTTAGAGACGAGCTACCACAATTACAGATGATGATGCAGAATCCGCAGATGCAGATGCAGGCACAAGAGATGAAACAGAGAATAGAAGCTAGAAAAGCTGTATTGATTGCAGAGATGATGGAAGAATTCTTAAAAGAAGAGAGAGAAGTTACATCTGGTTTTGGTAATGATCCGATTGCACAGTTAAGAGCAAGAGAATTAGATCTTAGAGCTATGGATAATCAACGTAAGAGAGCAGAGGGACAAGAAAAAATTAATCTTGACCGTATGAAAGCGATGATGAACCAGTCTGACAAGCAAGACAAGTTAGATCAAAACGAAAAATTAGCAAAACTAAGAGCTGATACATCAATTGAAAAAACAATCTTGAGCAAATCTATACCAAATGTAGATAAAATGATGCCAAGTGTTGAAATAGAAAAATACGAAGGAGAAAATCGATGAAAAAAATGAAGATGAAGGTAAAGAAAAAGAAAAAATCTTTTCCAGACATGTCAGGTGACGGAAAAGTTACTAAAAAAGACATTTTAATTGCAAGAGGCGTGATTAAAAAACCAGGGATGAAGAAAAATGGCAAAAAAAGATAAAAAATTTATTCAAAAGGCTATTAAAAAACCTGGTTCGTTAAGAAAGTCTTTAGGTATTGAAAAAGGCAAAAAAATTCCAGCGTCAAAACTAAAAGCGGCAGCTAAAAAACCTGGAAAGCTTGGACAAAGAGCACGTTTTGCTATAACATTAGGCAAGTTAAGAAAAAAATAGGAGGACACATGGCAAAAAAAGACGATAAGTTTTTTACACAGTCAGTCGATGTAAGTATTCCGTCTCAAAATATTGAGTTGGACCCTAGATCTGTAACAACTGCAGATGGTATGCAAAGAAACTACATACCAACTGGAGATGAAACAGAAGTAAGAGGTACAAGAAGAATGCTTAAGGACAAAAAGAAAACAGCTAAGTGGTATTAGTATGTGGTTGTCGGCAATTAAGTTAGCCGTCTCTGCAGGTTCAAAAATTTATGAGAACAAGCAGAAGACGAAGATGGCAATGTCGGAGGCACAGCTTATGCATGCTACGAAGATGGCCCAAGGTGAGGAACAATACCAGGGCAAGCTGTTAGAAGCTCGTCAATCGGACTGGAAGGACGAGGCCGTTCTCATAATTTTAAGTTTGCCCGTGTTGGTGCTGGCTTGGGCAGTCATCTCGGATGATCCGACTGCGATGGACAAAGTAAAATTGTTCTTCGACATGTTCTCCCAGCTCCCGTCATGGTTCACCAATTTGTGGATCCTTGTCGTGGCGAGTATTTATGGTATAAAGGGGACACAAATTTTTAGGAACGGAGGAAAAAAATAATGCCTAACAAACGATTCAATAAACAAGTTCCTGGTTTTGGTTTTCAAAACGGGGGACGTGCAATGAAAAGAGGTGGCGGAAAAATGATTTCTGGCACTGCAAGAAAAGACGAAGCGTCTGGTTTTTATAATCCTGATATGGGAATGAAAGGCGGACAAATGTATAAAAAAGGAGGAGCCGTGAAAAAAGTTGGTAAGAAAAAACAAGGCTACAAAGATAGAAAAGATGAATCTATCGCAATGAGAATCAAAAAGAAAAGAACTGCTAA